GAATGGAAAATGGTGGTGGTGTTGTTGTTGGTATGATGGATTCTGCTGGTAACGGAGGAACTTATAGACAAAGTGGCGGAGGATGGTATCACTATTATCATGTTGGAAACAGTTGTTTAGGTATTAATGGTTCTGGAACATCAAGTTCTTATGGAGCTTATGTAACTGGAGCACTTTATGCAACTGGTGATATTGTTGGTTCTTCAGATGAAAGACTAAAAAAGAATATAAATACTATTGAGAATGCTTTAGATAAAGTAGAAAATCTCCGAGGTGTTACTTATGAATGGAAAGAAGATTGTCAAGAGAAAGATGGTCATTCCGATAATAATATAACACCAGAAAGAATTGGAGTTATTGCTCAGGAAATATTAGATATTGTTCCAGAAGTAGTAACACATGATAAAGAAAATGATCGTTATGGTGTTTCTTATGGACATTTAACAGGACTACTTATTGAAGCAGTAAAAGATCTAAGTAATAAAGTAAAAGATCTTGAAAAAAAATTAGAGGAAAAATAATGGCACTAAAAATGAGCTATACAGATAAAAGAGATGATACCCATGCAAATAGCTATTGGGTTATTTCTGATATGGATGTATTTAAAAAATTATATACAAGTGAAGATATGCTAAGAGCATCTTTAAATTTAACAGATGATGATGACCAACCAGAAGTAAAAGCAGCTGCGAAAGATACTACACCGGGATATTATGTTCACTTTACAGTTTGTGGATTTAAGAGTAAAGCTGAAAGAGATGCTGGTAAACCACCAATTGCAATTGCTTTTGCTCAACCAACTAAACATCCAACCTGGTTCTGTTATATGGACGAACACCAAGTAAATGAATTAGATGATATGCCTTGGGATATTAGTTCAGAGGCGAATATGTTAGCAGCTGGTTACGCGTTTTTAAAAACAATAGATTTTTTTAAAGATGCAACAGATGAAAATTAATTATGAGAGATATATGGCAATTATATAAAGGTGCATTAACTGATGAAGAATGCGATAAAATAATCGAAGTTGGCAATGAACAAGAAAAACAAGACGCTGGAATATTTGCAAATTCACATGGTGATGAAAAAGTTCGAAAAACTCAGATAAGCTGGATAAGAGAACCTTGGATTAGTCAATTACAAGAATTTTATTTTAGAGATGCGAATTCAAATGTTTTTGGATTTCTTGCTGATTTAATGCCAGCTGCTCAATTTGGTACATATAAAGAAGGTGATTTTTATGATTGGCATTACGATGTGAATTGGGAATCAGATAGACAATATGATAGAAAACTTTCTATAGTCATACAATTATCTGATCCTAATGATTACGAAGGAGGAACATTTGAATTTCAACATCCATTTGAGCAACCAAAAGGATTTGAAGAAAGAGGTTCAGTATTAATTTTTCCAAGTTATATAACACATAGAGTTACAAAAATTACAAAGGGAGAGCGTAAATCTCTAGTCAATTGGCTAGAAGGTCCGCGTTGGAGATAAATGGCATTACAAAGTTCAGGAGCTATTTCAATAAGTCAAATTAAATCTGAGCTCGGAAGTGCAAGTAATTCTTTACGAACACTTTCTTCCCAGGCTGGAAAAAGTACACCAGATTCAATGAGTGAATTTTATGGATATAGTTCATACAGTCCTCCTTATGGTGCTTATACGACTTATATCGATAGTAATACAAGCAATGCATATCATAGATTACGTATGCATGATGGATTTACACTAGTAGATTATTATAATGGCTCAACTAGCACATTTAATACAGCAGCTGGAAGAGGTTTACATGTAACTTTGTATGTAGTTGATGATGATAGCTCATTGAGTGGCGTAAGTGACATGGTACAAGGATATATAGGAGTAACTGCAAATGCTTCTGTAACAGCAAGAGCTTGGACATCTACTGCAGACCTTCCATCTAAAGCAGCAATTCCAGGGGGTTATGGTAGGCTTGATGGCGCTGCTTATTCTGGATGGAGAGCTCGAACAGGGTACGGTTATGGGTTTAATCAAATTGGTTCAGTTACAAATGGAAACAGAGGAGATAGAATACAGTTTTCTTATGTTTTTACTAATGCTGGAGGTGGTATACCATCAAATTGGAATGGTCAATATTTGGTTATAAGGTATGTTGATGACCCAAATGATGATGCAGAAAGTTACACTTTTTCTGTATTATTATCATTATAAGAAATAGTTAGGAGAAAAAAAAATGAGTTATTCAGATTATATAGAATCAGTAACAAATATACATCACAGAGATATGAATCATAGTAACGGTACTGCTATGTCAGGCTGTGTTCAATATGTAGAATATAAATTAGGTAAAACACATGGTAGTGGAGATAATATGAGGTCATATTATTTTGTTGATAAAATTGAAATACCTGAACCTTCTGATCCAGCAACTATGATACCATTAGCTGATGTAACAGAAGCTAATTGTATAACCTGGGCAAAGGCCGCTAAAGGAGAAGCTTGGCTTACAGCAGAAAAAGAAAGAATCGACAAAATATTAGATGAAATGGTTAATCCTTACACTGTAACCTCGTTTGAATAATTATCTATTATAAATAGATTTAAAGGAACTTACTATGGCAAAACCAAATAGCAGAACTACATTTATTGACTATTGTCTCAGATCTCTTGGTGCGCCAGTACTTGAAATCAATGTTGATGACGACCAATTAGATGATAGAGTTGATGAAGCTTTACAGTTTTATCAAACATATCATGATGATGCAATTGAAAAATTTTTTTTAAAACATAAAGTTACAAACAGTCAATTAATATTTCAAGCTGTTACAACAGGAAACTTTGTTGTAGGTGAAACTGTAACCGGTGGAACTTCTGGTGCTAAAGCTGTAATTAAATCAATACCAAGTAGTTCAACTCTAAGATATAATGTATTAAGTGATTCAAACATACCTTTTCAAGCTAGTGAAACAGTAACAGGTGATAGTTCAGGAGCTACTGGTGTTATTTCATCTTCAGGCGGAATAGTTAAAGGTGATATGGAAAATGGATATATTCCAATAAATGATTTAATTACAGATGTAATAAGACTCTTACCAATTAGAGATTCTGTTACTTCATCTGATATGTTTGATATTAGATATCAATTACATTTAAATGATATATATTCTCTTGGATTTATGGGTACATTATCTGAATATGTAATGAGTCAACAATTCTTATCAATGCTTGATTTAGTAATTGATTCAGATGAAAAACATGTTGATTTTAATAGACATAAAAATAGATTAGAAGTATTTATGGATTGGAATGAAGAAGTAGATGTTGATGATTATTTAGTAGTAGAATGTTTTAGAATAATCGATCCAGATACTTATACAGATGTTTATAATGATTATTACCTTAAAAAATATGCAACAGCATTAATTAAAAAGCAATGGGGTACTAATTTAATAAAATTCGAGGGTATGCAAATGCCTGGAGGAGTTACCTTTAATGGTCGTCAATTATTTGATGACGCAAACGAAGAATTAATTAAACTAGAAGAAGAAGCAAGACTGAATTGGGAAAAACCAGTTGACTTCATGACGGGGTAATAATGCCGAGAAATGTTTATTTTTCTCAGGCCGTAAGATCAGAACAAAATCTTTACGAAGACCTGATAATCGAATCGCTTAAAATCTATGGCCAAGACGTTTACTATGTCCCAAGAACGTTAATTAATAGAGATACAATATTAGGTGAAGATGCTGCATCAAAATTTGATGATGCATATCTTATTGAAGCATATATTGAAAATGTTGAAGGGTTTGAAGGTGCAGGAGATTTATACTCTAAGTTTGGTCTTGAGATTAGAGATGAAATTACGTTTGTGCTCTCTCGAAGACAATGGGAAAAGATTGTAGGCGTATTTTCAAGTAATACTGTAGACCCAAGACCTCAGGAAGGTGATGTTATATTCCTTCCAATGACTAATAGTTTTTTTGAAATTACTTTTGTTGAAGATGATAAACCATTTTATCAATTAGCAGATATTCCAGTTTACAGATTAACATGCGCATTATTTGAATATAGCGATGAAGATTTTGATACTGGTGTTGGTGAAATTGATGATAAAACAGCTCAAAGCGCATATCAAATACATCTTACAGTAGACATGGATATTACAGGTCAAAGATTTGAAATAGGAGAAACAGTAAAACAAATTATTACTCCGGCTGATGGAAGTACTAGTGAAATATCAGTATTTGGAGAAGTTCAATCAAGAGGTTTATTTAGTGGCGCAAATAATACTACTGAGTATTACATATCTAATATTGGAGTAAATGGTTCAACAATAGCTCGAGACTTTTATCCATCAACGACTCAAAATATAATCGGACAAACAAATAACTTTACAGGCCAAATCACATCAATAACAAATGCTTTAACTGATACTACAAATAAAGCTTGGTCAACAGACAGCGCTGCTCAAAATATTGAATTTGAAACTTTAGCTGATGGATTTATAGATTTTTCTGAATCAAATCCATTTGGCGATCCATCGGAGACATACTAATGTTTGGCGATCATTTTTATCATGCAACCATGAGAAAATCTGTGGCAGTTTTTGGTACATTATTTAATAATTTAAAAGTTGCTAGAAAATCTGCAAATGGTGGATTACTTAATCAAGTACGTGTGCCTTTAGCGTATGGACCTAAACAAAAGTTCTTAGCTCGATTAGATCAAGAAACTGGATTTGATGCTCCAATGGCTATAAAGCTTCCACGTATGGCTTTTGAAATGACATCAATAACATTAGATGCAACTCAAAAATTACCTAAAAGAAATAAAATTGTAGAAAATCATGCATCTGATGTTACTAAAAAGAAAACAATAAAACATTATACATCATATGATATTGGTATGTCATTATATATTATGGCTAAGAATCAAGATGATGGGCTTCAAATAGTAGAACAAATATTACCATATTTTCAACCAGAATATTCAGTAACAATAACTCCTGTAGATAGTTTTAGTCATAAACAAGATGTTCAAGTTATATTACAAAGTGTTAACATTGATGATCAGTATGAAGGAGATTTTACTGAAAGACGTGTACTTATATATCAATTAGACTTTTTAATGAAAATGAAATTTTATGGACCTACTGGAGATCAAGGTATTATACGAGAAGTTAAACTTGACTTTAAAGATAAAGATAATACTTCTTCAATTTTTGAAGAAATGGATTTAACTATTAATCCTACAACAGCTGGTCCTGGAGATACATATAATGTTGTTACAACTATTACATCTGGAGATGCTTCAAATACTGTAACACCTGGTACATCAACAGAAACAACAATAAGTTATTCTTTATATGTACAAGCTAAAACTGGAGCAGGCGAAACTGGTAATGCATTTTTCTATAATAATCAACAAGCACCAGCATTTAATTTAATAAGAGGCCGAAGTTACAGCTTTAGTTATCCAGCAGCTCATCCATTTAAAATCTCTACAACAAGTGATGGCACACATAATGGAGGTAGTGAATATAATTCTGGTGTAACAGTAAGTAATAATGTTCTTACATTTTTAGTACCTGATGATGCTCCTGATACTTTATATTATTATTGTTCAAATCACAGTGGAATGGGAGGTCAAATAAATGTCACAGGATAAAAAAGATAAAATGATAGCAAGTTTAGAAAAAAACTTACCTACTGTTCCTCAAAATAGACCACTTGAAGACAAAGATGTTAAAGATGATTACGAATTTTCTCGAAAAACATATAAAGATTTAATACATACAGGAACAAGATCAATGGATGTTTTAGCTGAACTTGCAAGAGAATCAGAACATCCAAGAGCCTTTGAAGTATTATCTCAAACTATAAAAAATATTGGAGATACAACTGAAAAGTTAATGGCTCTGCAAAAACAGAAAAAAGATTTAACTCAAAAAGAAGAAGAAGCAAGACGTGTGACAAATAATAACGTCTTTGTAGGCAGCACAACTGACTTACAAAGAATGTTATTAAATAAGGATAATGTAATCGATGCAAAGAGTCAAGAATAACGAATTTGGCTATTTAGGTAATCCTAATGTCAAACGTGATGGAGTTGAAACTTCTTTCACAAAAGAAGAAATCCAAGAATATCAAAAATGCATGCAAGATCCTGCGTATTTTGCTCGCAAATACGTAAAGATTATATCACTTGATGAAGGATTAGTACCATTTGACTTATATCCTTATCAAGAAAAAATGTTTAAACATTTTAAAGATAATCGATTTAGTATCATATTAGCTTGTCGACAAAGTGGTAAATCAATATCATCAGTAGTTTATCTTCTATGGTATGCTTGTTTTCATCCAGAAAAAACAATAGCAATACTTGCAAATAAAGGCGCAGTTGCAAGAGAAATGCTATCACGAATAACTTTAGCACTTGAAAATTTACCTTATTTTTTACAGCCTGGGTGTAAGGCATTAAATAAAGGAAGCGTTGAATTTAGTAATAATAGTAAGATTATTGCTTCAGCTACTAGTGGTAGCTCAATTCGTGGTTTATCAATTAACTTATTGTTCCTTGATGAGTTTGCATTTGTAGAAAATGATGCTCAGTTTTATACATCAACTTATCCTGTAGTATCTGCTGGTAAAGATACTCAGATTATAATTACTTCAACTGCAAATGGTGTTGGTAATGTATATCATAAATTGTGGGAAGGTGCAGTACAAAAAACAAACGAATTTACACCATTTAGAGTCGATTGGTGGGATGTACCAGGAAGAGATGAAAAGTGGAAACAAGAAACAATAAACAATACTTCTGAATTACAATTTGAACAGGAGTTTGGTAATACATTTCATGGACGCGGTAATACACTTATAAGCGCAAATCATTTATTAGCACAACAAAGTAAAGATCCAGAATTTTTTAAAGACAATTTATATATTTATGAACAACCAATTGATGAACATGAATATGTTATAACTGTAGATGTTGCAAAAGGTAGAGGCCAAGACTACAGTACTTTTACAGTTATTGATGTTAGTTCACAGCCTTTTACTCAGGTAGCTGTTTTTAGAGATAATAATATTTCTCCTATGCTATTACCTGATTTATTATATAAATATGGTAAAACATATAATGATGCTTATATTGTAATTGAAAGCAATGACCAAGGAGCTGTAGTTTGTAATGGTTTATATTATGATTTAGAATATGAAAATATGTTTGTAGAATCGAGTATTAAAGCTAATGCACTAGGCGTTACTATGACTCGAAGAGTTAAACGTATTGGATGTTCAGGTATTAAGGATTTAATAGAACAAGGTAAGCTTAAAATACAAGACTCACAAACAATAGTTGAAATGAGTACGTTTGTATCAAAGGGAAATAGCTTTATGGCAATTGCTCCAAACCATGATGATTTAATGATGAACTTAGTTTTATTTGCATGGTTTACAACAACTGATATCTTTGAATCGCTTACTAACATAAATATGAAAGACTTATTATATAAAGAAAGACTTAAAGAAATACAAGATGATATGTTACCGTTTGGATTTGTTGAAAGCGATAACTTAGAAAACGAAAGAGATAAATATACTAAAGATGCCGATGGCAATGTTTGGATGGAAGTAGAATGGAAGGGTTCACACAATATTTAATTGGAGAAGAAAAAGAGGTTCCAACACCAAATCTAAAAGTTATTATTTTAGGTGAGGATGACGAACCAGGATCTTTTGCTGATCTGATTCAAAAAGTAAGTAAAAAATTAGGTATCAGTGCAATAATGATTGACATTGATAAAGTCTATATCGCATCTCAAGATGTTGAGAAAGGTGGTGTATCGTTACATAATATTAACGAAGAAGCTGATAATATTGATATTAGCATACATGATACTATAGTATTTGTTCGTGGAGGAGCAATTAAAAATCAGACTACACAAGCTTTGGTATCCTCTTTACAATCAATTGGCTTTTTCTTAGTAAATGATTTACAATCAATGATTCTATGCGATAATAAAATGGCTGCTGCGATTGAATTAGAGAGAAATAATATACCAATTCCAAGAACATCAATTATTAATAACATTGAAAGCATAGAAAGCGCACACAAAAAAATTGGTGGTAAGTTTCCAATAATTATTAAAACACTAAAAGGCACACAAGGTGTAGGTGTATCAAAGGTAAATGATATGACTTCACTTATATCTGTTTGTCAATCATTGTGGAAATTTAATGCTGATATTTTAATACAAGAATTTTTAGATATAGAATCTGATGTGCGTACACTTGTACTTAATGGTCAAATACTTGCAAGTGCAGAACGTAAAAATGAAAGTTCTGATTTTAGACATAATGTTCATTTAGGAGCTAAAACACAGCCATATAAATTAAGTGAGTTTGAAAAGAATCTTGTTTTAAAAGCTGCTCGAGCTACAGGTGCTGTATATTGTGGTGTTGACCATTGTAAATATAAAGATAATTTTTACATACTTGAAATCAATGGTTCACCAGGTATTAAATCACATTTTATGGGCTATAATAAAGAACATAATCCAACAAAAAAAATATCAGATGGACAAGTTTTAATAAAAATCATAAAAAGGCTATCACTAGAATCACACAGACGCCCTCAAATGAGACAAGAGGTAGGATATATTGAATCAATTCTCCTAGACGGCATGGAAAAGAACCTTATTCGTGCCAAGTTTGATACAGGTAATTCATCATCAGCAACTATGTTACATGTTGATAAGCTTGAAATAAAAGGTGATATGGCATTATGGAAAAAGAACGGTGTATCTTATGAGAGCGAAATTATTGATATATCAAAACCAAATAGAGGTAAAAAACAATTTGACGTCCGACCTGTTATCGAACATGGCGTAACTTTTATGAACCGTAAATATAATATAGAACTCGGTTTAACTGAAAAAGATACAGCATCAGAAATGTTAGTTAATAGAAAAACTATGACTCAATTTAGAGTATCTGTGAATCCTAATCGTAAATATATGGTAAGTGACTATGCAGGTGCAGACGACGATTACACTAGAGACTAAAAAATTATAAATAATAGTGTGAATAGCTTATTATGAAACTTATTAACTAACTCAAATAACATTAGAGGACAAAGCGATGGCATTTCAAGTATCACCCGGCGTTCAGATCAAAGAGATCGACGCTACGAATGTAGTCCCAGCAGTATCAACCAGTATTGGTGGATTTGCCGGCTCGTTCAATTGGGGTCCAGTTGACAAAGTAATTTCTGTAAGTTCTGAAGAGAACCTAGTAGAAACATTTGGTCAGCCAGACAACAATACTTCAAAACACTTTTTCGTAGCTGCGTCATTCTTAAAGTATGGAAACGCACTAAAAGTGGTTCGAGTATTATCAGGTCACGACAACGCGACTGCAGATGGTACAGGACAATTAATTAAAAATGATGAAGACTACGACAATAATTATGCTAATGGAAGTTTGAGTAAAGGAGATTGGGTTGCTAAATATCCAGGGTCATTAGGAAATTCTTTAAAGGTTTCTGTAATTACTCAAGGTATTTCTGATTTTTCCGCATGGGCCTATAGTTCAAATTTTGATGGAGCTCCAACTACATCACAATATGCTTCAGACCTTGGAAAAAGTTCAGCAAATGATGAAATGCATATAGCAGTCATTGATGAAGACGGATTAATTTCAGGTACTCCTAACCAAGTACTTGAAACATTTGCCTTTGTATCACAGGCTTCTGATGCTAAGAAAACTGATGGAACATCAAATTTCTATAAAGACGTTGTTAACGCACAGTCTAAATGGATATGGTGGGCTGATCATAACACATCATTATCAGATGCTGGTGAAACAGTTTCTGACAACACTTCCTTTACTACAAGTACTTCTGCTATCGAAGCTTCACTTTCAGGTGGATCTGACGATAACGCTCCAACTACAGGAGAAATTGCTGTAGGGTTTGATAAATTAGAAGATGCAGAATCTGAAGATGTAAATCTTATTTTTGCCGCTCCTGATGCCAATGGTGCAAACACCATAGCAAACGACCTTATTTCAATCGCTGTAGCTAGAAAAGATTGTATGGCTTTTGTATCTCCTCCTATAGAAGATACAGTAGGTTCATCAACTCCTGCAGCAGATGTAAAATCATTTGCTGATAGTTTAACATCAAGCTCATATGCTTCTTGTGATTCAACTGCTTTATATATCTATGACAAATATAATGATGTCTACAGATATATTGGAGCTGCTGGTCATCAAGCAGGTTTATGCGCTAATGCTGATAGAGTAGCCGATACATGGTTCTCTCCAGCTGGTGTAAACAGAGGACAACTACTTGGAGTAACTAAATTAGCATTTAATCCTAAAAAAGCAGATAGAGACACTTTATATAAAGCAAGAGTTAACCCAATAGTATCAATGCCTGGACAAGGTACATTATTATTCGGTGACAAAACTTTATTAAGTAGACCTTCAGCTTTTGACAGAATTAACGTACGTAGATTATTCATAGCTCTAGAGAAAGCTATTTCAACTGCAGCAAAAGCTCAGTTGTTTGAATTCAACGATGAGTTTACAAGAGCTCAATTTAAGAATTTAGTAGAACCTTTCTTAAGAGACGTAAAAGGTAGACGTGGTTTAACAGACTTTTTAGTAGTTTGTGACACTACAAATAACACAAGTCAAGTAATCGACAGTAATCAATTTGTTGCTGATATTTTTATCAAGCCAGCAAGATCGATTAACTTCATTACATTGAACTTCATAGCAACAAGAACCGGAGTTGAATTCTCCGAAATAGCAGGACAATAGGAGGTAGACAATGGCAATTTTAGGCGTAGACGATTTTAAATCGAAGCTAGTTGGCGGCGGTGCTAGATCCAACCTGTTTAAAGTAACTATGAATTATCCAAGTTACGCACAAGGTGATGTAGAACTTACATCCTTTATGTGTAAAGCGGCTCAAATGCCCGCATCGGTAATTGCACCTATCCCTGTATTATTCAGAGGTAGACAATTACAGATTGCTGGTGATAGAACATTTGAACCATGGACAGTTACTGTAATAAATGATGTTGGATTTGAAGTTCGTAACGCAATGGAGCGTTGGATGAACGGCATTAATAGTCATAACGAAAATACTGGATTATCTAATCCTACTGATTACCAAGCTGACGCAGTTGTAGAACAACTGAATAAAGCTGGTGAATCAACTAAGAGATATGATTTTAGAGGAGTCTTTCCTACTAATATTTCAGCTATCGACGTTGGCTATGACAACGAAAACCAAATCGAAGAGTTCACAGTTGAATTCCAAGTACAATATTGGGAATCAGACACTACTTCGTAAGGTATATAAATAATATTAGAGGGGGAGCTTTAAGTTCCCCCGATAATATGAGGTAAAGTATGGCAGAATTTTTTGGATTTGAAATAACACGAAAGAAGGAAAACGAAAAGTTACGTCCTTCATTTGTGCCAAAGACTGATGAAGACGGCTCAGGTATTATACAAGCCGGCGGTCATTTTGGTGCATATATTGATGTTGATGGCGATAAAGCAAAATCTGAAGTAGAACTCATGATGAAATATCGTGATATATCTTCACAGCCCGAGTGTGATGCTGCAATTGAAGATATTGTTAACGAGGCTATTGTAGGAGACCATAATGAAGCTCCAATTAATATAATCCTTGATGAGCTTGAAGTTTCAGATAAAATAAAAGAAATTATTAAAGCAGAGTTCGAACATATATTAAAACTCTTAAATTTTAATCAGTACGCTCATGATATTTTTAGAAAATGGTATATTGATGGAAGATTACCTTATCATATAATTATTGATGAAAGTTCTAAAGGTAAGAGCGGTATTAAAGAACTAAGATATATCGATCCAACTAAAATTAGAAAAATAAAAGAAATTGAAGAAGAAACAGATCCTAAGACTGGTGCAAAAGTAATCAAACATATTGATGAATACTTTTTATATCAAGATAAGGAAATGGCTGGAGCTCACCAGGGATTAAAAATATATCCTGATGCAATTGCATTTTGTACATCAGGTATTATGGACCCAGGTAGAAAAAGAATTCTTTCTTATTTACAAAAGGCTTTAAAGCCAGTAAATCAGTTAAGAATGATGGAAGATTCTCTTGTAATTTATAGAATCTCACGTGCTCCAGAAAGAAGAATATTTTATATTGACGTAGGTAACTTACCTAAAGGTAAAGCCGAAGAATATTTACGTGGTATTATGAGTCAATATAGAAATAAATTAGTATATGACGCAAACACTGGTGATATCAAAGATGATCGTAAACATATGTCAATGCTTGAAGATTTCTTCTTACCAAGAAGAGAAGGTGGTAGAGGTACTGAAATTACTACACTTCCTGGTGGAGAAAACTTAGGACAAATTGATGATATCATATACTTTCAAAAGAAATTATATAAATCGTTGAATGTTCCAGTAAATAGACTTGAACAAGAAGCTCAATATAGTTTAGGTAGAACAACTGAAATTACAAGAGATGAAGTTAAGTTTAAAAAGTTTATTGATAGATTAAGAAAAAGATTTTCTGATTTATTCTATCAATTACTTAAAACACAGCTTTTATTGAAAGGTGTTATAACTAAAGATGATTGGAATGGTATGAAAGAAACTATTGCCTTCGATTTTATTGAAGACAATTATTTTTCAGAACTAAAACAATCAGAAATGATAAGAGAAAGATTCGATATGCTGTCATCATTAGATGAATACATAGGTAAATTCATTTCAAATGAATGGGTACGTAAAAATGTATTAAGATTCAATGATGAAGAAATTGAAGAAATTAATAAACAAATTGACCAAGAAAATAAGGACGGCGAGAACGATATGCCTGATCCAGATGATCCAAGGTTCGATTAAAAATAACAATTTTATAAATATATAGTAACGAGGAAATAAAATGAGTGAAACCGTAAGAGATATTATTAATAAATTAAAAGACTCTGATAATGTAGGAGCAAATAAGGCATTTAACGATGCAATGTCAGAAAAAATGACAGCTGCTTTAGATGCAGAAAAAATTAACGTAGCCTCTAAAATGGTTACTAAAAAAGCCGAGGATGAAGGCGAAGAGTAATGCATACATTTGTTGAGCTAAGAGAAAAATTACGCCTTAAAAGCGGCGAAAAGATGATTAATAAAATTGGTAAGCAAGGTAAGCAAGAATTATCTATTACCAAGAAAGGTCGTGAGTTTAATTTGTATATAGACAATGAATTAGCCGACACTTTTAAATCTGAAAAAGAAGCTCGAAAAGCTCAACAAGAAGTAGGTAAACTAATAGGTGTTAAATGAAACTTATAACAGAATACGTAGAACAAGAATTAGAAGTTATTGCTGAAGCCAAAAAAGATGGTTCAAAGAACTATTTTATTGAAGGCGTATTCATGCAATCAAATCAAAAGAACAAAAATGGTAGAGTTTACGAAAAGAAAACGCTTGAAAAAGCTATTGAAAAATACGTAAACGAACAAGTTAAAACAGGAAGAGCTGTTGGAGAATTAAATCATCCAGAAGGTCCAACAGTAAACCTGGATAAAGTTTCGCACAAAATCAATGAACTGCGTTGGCAGGGAAGTGATGTTGTAGGAAAGGCATCAATTCTTAAAACCCCTATGGGACAAATCGTCGAAGGTTTGCTTGAAGGTGGTGTTAAGCTTGGTGTATCAAGTCGTGGTATGGGAAGTCTAGTTCAGAAGAATGGCGCTCAATATGTGGGAGATGACTTTATGTTATCAACTGTTGATATCGTTCAAGACCCATCTGCTCCAAGTGCATTTGTAAATGGAGTTATGGAAGGTGTTGAATGGGTATGGGATAATGGGCTAATTCAGAGAAAAGACCTTGAAGAAATTGAGACTGAAATTAAAAGCGCAACAAGGGTACAATTACCTGAAGTAGAAATTAAAGCTTTTAAAAATTTCCTCTCTAAATTAAATCTAAAATCGTAGGAGATCGATATGTCAGACGACGCTATAAACAATACAGTCGAAGAGCAAGATCCTATTGTTGAAGAAGAGCAGATTCAAGAAAATTCAGATGAGCTCGTTGAAAATGAAGAAGTTTTAGACGAGGAAGTTGTTGAAGATCTTGAAGAAGCAAAATCTAAAAAAGAAATGTCACACAAAGGTGGTCATGAGGAAGAAGAAGACGAAGACGAAGAGCATGAATCTGTAAAAGAGGAAGCTCCTAAAGTTGAAATTCCTAAGACTAAAGCTGGTGTCATTTCAGCAGCAATGGAAATGCTTAAAAAGGCTAGAAAAGAAGACGCGCAGAAAATGTTTGCAAAGTTGGTCAAAATTGATGGTGAAGAAGATTCAATCAAATCAGCTGATGACGCTATGAAAGGCGGCAAAAAAGCTCAAGATCCTAAAGCTAAAGCGAAAGTTGAAGCTATAGACTTTGATGAAGATCTAGATAACATCATTAATGAAGAGGCCACTCTTTCAGATGGATTCCGTGATAAAGCTTCTGCTATCTTTGAGGCAGTACTAACAAGTAAATTAACTTCTGAAGTTGATAGACTTGAAGCTGAATATGCGCAAAACCTAGAAGAAGAAGTTAAAGACATTCAAGACGGCTTAGTAGAAAAAGTAGATGCATACTTAAACTACGTAGTCGAAGGTTGGATGAAAGAAAATGAAATTCAAGTGCAACAAGGTCTTAGGACTGAAATTGCTGAAGAGTTCATGACTTCACTACAAGGTGTATTCAAAGAACATTATATTGAAGTACCAGAAGGTAAAGTTGATTTAGTTGATGAACTCAACGAAGAAAAAACTGAACTTGAAGGACTTCTTAATAAATCCACAGAAGAGAATATCGAGCTACATTCTAAAGTTCATGAATTTGAAAAGCAAGAAGTAGTAAGAGAACAATCTTCAGGGCTTGCTGAAACTGAAGCTGAAAAATTAGCATCATTAGTAGAAGATATTGAATTCGATAACAAAGAAAACTTTGAAATGAAAGTTAAAACTGTTAAAGAATCATACTTCAAAAATGAAGTTACTGAATCAGCTGATGAAGTAGATAGTTTAATGGGTGAAGAAAATGCAGATAATACTGTAGTTTCAGAATCTATGGCTAAATACACTCAAGCTATAACTAATTTTAACAAATCCTAAAACTATAAGGGGAAAAAATGTTTAGTGCAGACGAAAAATTAATAGAAAAGTGGTCCCCAGTCCTAGAACACGATAGTGCTCCAGGAATTAAGGACCGTTACAGAAAAGCTGTTACAGCTAGACTGTTAGAAAACCAAGAGGTTGCGCTAAGAGAAGAGAGAGCTCAGATGGAAGGTAACTTCATATCTGAAGCAGCAGCTGCTAATAATATTGGCGGTGGCAATATTGGAACTTTTGATCCAGTATTAATTTCTCTTGTTCGAAGAGCAATGCCAAACTTGATTGCATATGATATCGCTGGTGTACAACCAATGAGTGGACCTACAGGTCTTATCTTTGCAATGAAATCCAAGTACAGCTCACAAGGCGGTACTGAAGCTTTATATAACGAAGCTGATACTGACTTCTCAGGTACAGGAACTCACCAAGCAGGACCAACTGGTCTTGAAGGTGTTGTCGATGACGACACATCAGGTGCAAATTTCGGTACAATTGCTGATGAAGATAACGTAAATACTTTCGGTTCAGGGTTGGGAACAGCCGCTGCAGAAAGACTTGGAGTCGGAGAAACTGGTGACGGTTCATTCGGTGAAATGGCTTTCGAAATCGAAAAAGCTACAGTAACAGCTAAGTCAAGAGCTCTAAAAGCTGAATACACAATGGAATTAGCACAAGACCTTAAAGCAATTCATGGTCTTGACGCCGAAGGCGAACTTGCTAATATCTTATCTGCTGAAATCCTTGCTGAAATCAACAGAGAAGTAATCAGATCAATTTACAAAACTGCTAAATTGGGTGCTCAACAAACTTCAGTAGCTCTTAAAGGGGTATTTGATGTAAACACTGACTCAGACGGAAGATGGATGGTAGAAAGATTTAAAGGTCTTATCATGCAACTAGAAAGAGAAGCAAACGTAATTGCTAAAGAAACAAGAAGAGGGAAAGGTAATTTCGTTCTTTGTTCTTCAGACGTAGCTTCTGCTCTAGCAGCTGCTGGTCTTTTAGACTACACTCCAGCTCTTTCAGCTGACTTAAATGTTGATGACACAGGTAATACTTTTGCTGGTGTTCTTAACGGAAGAATGAAAGTGTACATCGATCCTTATGCAACTGCAGACTTTGCTTGTGTAGGTTACAGAGGTGCAAACCCATATGACGCTGGTATATTCTATTGCCCATACGTTCCTTTAACAATGGTTAAAGCCGTCGGTGAGAATGACTTCCAGCCTAGAATGGGCTTCAAAACAAGGTATGGCATGATTGCTAACCCATTTGTTGGTGCCAACGCTGGTAACGACATTGGTTCAGACAGATCTAACCAATACTTTAGAATCTTCAGAGTTGATGACATCATGGTGTAAACCTGATTAATCAATCAGATTCAAGAGGGGACTTCGGTCCCCTCTTTTTTTTAAATATTAATTTGTATAAATAATAATACGTTCATCTCTAATAGAGACGGAAGTAAAAAACCTGAAAACCTCCTACATTCGTAGGGAAAGCAAGTAGGCATTTAGCTGAACGAGACCGAAAGTTTTTGAAGGAACGCGTTGAGAAGGGTGTACGGCTTAGTTCCGTATGTACGAAATCGATACGAAGACCGGAGGAACTTATGTATTGCTACAGAGGTATCAAATACAATAAAGAAAACCTTAAGAAGCAAGCTAAGAAAACCAAGAAAAGTGATGTAGTTACTTATCGTGGAATTACTGGCAAAATTGCTGCTTAATAAAACTTTAGAGAGGGAGTCTTTGAGACTCCCTTTCTTTTTTATATAAATAACTATATGGCTACATTAACTACAAATAAAAACTTTCTAAGCCCAGTAGGCTTTCAACTAAAAATTAATAGTAATGAATATGCAAATTTAGAATATTTTTGCGTAGGAATAAACTTACCTGGTTTGAGTATCGCTTCAGTAGATGTACCTTACAAAGGAGCAAATGCTGGATTTACTGGAGATCGAATTATATTTGATGATTTAAGTATAAGATGTAATATTACAGAAGATATGGAAAACTATATAGAAACATTTCAATGGATTCATAATATTGCTCAAAATAATAATCCAGAAAGCTTTAAAGAAGATGCAACATTATTAATTTTAAATTCACATAATAATGTTACTAAAGAAATTAAATTTAATGGGATATATCCTATTAATATGGCAGCAGTAGAATTTGACAGTCAAGCTGAAAGTGTAGAATTTGTCCAAATGGATATAACATTTGGTTACACAAACTTTGAAATAACATAATAAACAGTTTACAAATACACTGTTTTATGGTATAATAATACTATGAATAATTTGCAAGAAATCTTAGAAATGTGGAAAGCTGATACTGTCATCGATGAAGTTAATCTAGATGAAGCTTCTCGAGACTCGGCTAAACTCCACGGTAAATACCTCGAATTAATATCAATAAATCGTATGAAGCTTAAAAAAGCTGAACTTGAATTTAAAGTGCTTCTTAAAGACAAATGGATGCATTATAATGGCAAGTTAAGTAAAGAACAAATTGATGAAAAAGGCTGGGATTACGATCCTTTAAATGGACTGACAGTTTTAAAGGGAGATATGGATTATTATTATGATTCAGATCCTGTAATTCAAGAAGCTCAAGCACGTATAGAATACCTTAAAGAAGTTGTTGACACTCTTAAAGAGATTATAGATAATATTAAGTGGCGACATCAAACAATCAAAAATATGATTGAATGGAGAAAATTTACTAGCGGTATCTAATGGATACAATCACTGTTAAAAAGAAAAATGAAGTGTTTATGCATGTTGATTGCGAACCTTCCATAGAAAGAGAATTAAGCGAGCACTTCTGCTTTTTTGTCCCTGGGTATAAATTTATGCCTGCTTATAAAAATCGTATGTGGGACGGTAAAATTCGTTTATTTGATTCAAGAAAAAAGACCATGTATTGTGGTTTATACAAATATTTAAGTGAGTTTTGTGACATAAGAGATTATAACCTAGAAGTGAAAAATAACAGAGTTTATGGTACACTCGAGTCACTATCTGACACTACATACGAATCCCTATTATCAAATATTCACCTCTCTGTGAACGGTAATGATATAACCCCTAGGAACTATCAATTAGATGCACTCAGCGTGATGCTTTCTCGAGAACGAACCCTTCTGCTATCACCTACAGCATCTGGAAAGAGTTTAATGATATACTTAGGGATAAGACATTACTTAGAAAATAATGATGGAAAGGTTCTTATAATAGTACCAACAACATCACTTGTAGAACAGATGTATAAAGATTTTGGAGATTACTCAAGTAAAGATACTTGGAATCATGAAGATAACTGTCATAGAATATACTCTGGTAGAGAAAAATTTGGAGTTAACCAAAGAGTATTAATTAGTACTTGGCAATCAATTCATAAGCTTGGCCAAGAATGGTTTCAAGATTTTGGTATGGTTATAGGTGACGAAGCACATAACTTTAAAGCTAAATCATTAACATCTATACTTGAAAAATGTACTAATGCAAAATATAGAATAGGAACAACTGGAACTTTAGATGGAACGCAAACTCATCAGCTTGTTCTTGAAGGATTATTTGGTCCAGTATATAAAGTTATTACAACTAAAGAATTAATAGACAATAATGATTTAAGTCAATTAGATATTGATATTTTGATTTTAAAATATAAAGATGAATTATGCAAAGAAATGGTATCAAAAAAATATCAGGAAGAACTTGATTTCATTGTAAGATACCAGCCTCGAAATAACTTTATTAGTAATCTTGCTTACGATCTTACAGGAAATAGTCTTATTCTTTTTAATTATGTAGAAAAACATGGTAAACCATTACATAGTCTTTTAGTAGAAAAGAATAAATCAGATAGAAAGATATTCTATGTATCTGGAGAAACAGATGTAGATACAAGAGAAAGTATTAGAGCAATTACCGAGAAAGAAGAAAATGCTATCATCGTTGCAAGTATCGGTACGTTTTCAACTGGTATAAATATAAAAAGGTTGCACAATATTATATTTGCTTCGCCATCAAAGTCACAAATACGAGTACTTCAATCTATTGGAAGAGGCTTAAGAAAAAGTAATGATGGTAAAGATACTAAGATATATGATATTGCTGATGACTTACACTGGAAATCTAATAAGAATTACACACTACAGCATGCAGCAGAAAGAATTAAAATATATTCTAAAGAACGATTTAATTACAAACTATGGGATATAAATATATAAATGGAAGAACTAGATATCAGACACTTTAAGCTTGTCAATGGAGACGACATTATCGGCCTTGTAAATAGGAAAAACGATAATGCATTTTTAGTTGAAAGACCAGTAGTAGCTCAGTCTAATATGTTAGGCGGATATCAGTTCTCTCATTGGTTCCCATTCTCTGACGCTAAAACTTTTAAAATCATGAAGAACGATATTGTTCAACATGTTAGTATAGCTGAAGATGTAAAAGAGACTTATGTACAATTCGTACTCAAGTCGACTGAAACTCAGCGTGTTCATAAAACTGATCAGCAAATTCTAGAAGAGTTTGAAGATCGCCTTATAAATGATTATGCTGATAATGGAGTACCCCTTGGAACGGATAAGAAGCGTACTATTCATTAGTATACCTCCCCTCCCCGGTGTACAATATATTATACCATAAAAACGAGCAAATGTAAACGATTTTTTTGAAAAAAATTAAAATAAATAGTTGTTTACAAATCACTTGAAATGTGGTATAATAATAGTATTATGGAGAAATATTATGGCTAAAAATAAAGCACATTATGTTAATAACAAAGAGTTCTCTGAAGCAGTTATGGATTATGCCATCGAAGCTCAGCAAGCTCGAAAGAAAAACAAACCTATACCAAAAGTTACAGATTATATTGCCAAATGCTTTATACGAATTGCAGAAGGTCTAAGTCACAGACCAAATTTTGTAAGATATACGTATAGAGAAGAAATGGTAATGGATGCTGTAGAAAATTGTCTTAGAGCAATAGGTAATTACAATATCGAAACTGCTACAAGGACAGGTAAACCAAACGCATTTAGTTACTTTACTCAAATTTGTTACTATGCATTTATTCGTAGAATAACAAAAGAGAAAAAGCAACAGGATATTAAGTTTAGATTTATAGAAAAAATGGGAATCGAAGACTTCGTACAAATGGGTATGGACAACGCCGCAGCTGAAGAAACTGCGTCATATGTAGATTCATTAAGGCAAAGAATTAGTCAAGTAAGATCTAAAGATACTGCAATTAAAGAATATGCTAAGCAAGAAAAAGCAAAAGCAAAAACTAAAGATAAACTTGAACTATTCATGTCATGAAAGTAGCAATATTAAACGACACACATTGTGGAGTAAGAAATTCTTCTGATATCTTTCTTAATTATCAAGAAAGATTTTATAACGAGATCTTTTTTCCATATCTTAAACAACATAACATTACTCAAATTTTACATTTAGGAGACTATTATGAGCACAGGAAATTCGTCAACTTTAAAGCGCTTAATGCTAATAGGAAGCATTTTCTTGAGCCTATGCGCGATGCAGGTATTACCATGGATATTATACCCGGAAATCATGATGTTTATTTTAAAAACACCAATGAGTTATGTTCCTTAAAAGAGTTATTAGGGTATTTTACAACTAATGTAAACATATGTATGAAACCTACTGTATTAGATTATGATGGTCTTGGAGTTGCAGTAATACCTTGGATTAATAATGCTAACTATAAAGAATATACTGAATGGGCTCAAAAATGTGGAGCAGCAATTCTTGGAGCTCATCTTGAGTTAAAAGGATTTGATATGATGGCGGGCATGCCTAATCCACATGGTATGAGTGCAGATGTATTTAGTAGATTTGAAATGGTATTAAGTGGACATTTTCATACTAAATCTCATCAAGGCAATGTTCACTATCTTGGAGCTCAAATGGAATTCACTTGGGCTGATGTTGACGATCCAAAATATTTTCATATTCTCGATACAGAAACAAGAGAAGTAGAAGCAGTCCGTAATCCAATTACTATGTTTAAAAAAGTCGTATACGATGATACTAAAACCGATTATGATAAAGTTGATGTATCCCAATACGAAAAACAATTTATTAAATTAATAGTTATAAATAAAAATGACTTATATATGTTTGATAAGTTTGTAGATAGATTACAGAATATAGAAACATACGAGCTTAAAATAGCTGAATCGTTTGAAGAGTATCTCGGAGAAAGCGTAGAAGACGAGAAAATATCCTTAGAAGATACTACTGAACTACTAGATTCTTATGTTGATGCTGTAGATACAGACTTAGATAAAGAACATATCAAAGTCGAATTGAGAAAGCTTTATACTGAAGCACAAAACTTGGAAGTAGTATGATACATTTTAAATCATGTGAGTGGAAGAATTTTCTATCCACTGGAAACGACTCTATTAAAATTCAACTTGATAAATCACCAACAACTTTAATCGTAGGCCAAAATGGAGCTGGTAAATCAACTCTATTAGATGCTTTATCATTCGGTCTTTTTGGTAAACCTCATAGAGATATCAAAAAAGATCAGATGATTAATAGTATCAATAAAAAAAGTACACTTGTAACAGTTGAGTTTACGATTGGTACATCAGATTTTAAGATTGTTCGTGGTATCAAACCAGGTAAATTTGAAATCTATCAAAATGGTAACCTCATTAATCAAGCATCAAATGCAAGAGATTATCAAAAGTTCTTAGAACAAAATATACTTAAGCTTAATCATAAGTCTTTTCATCAAGTAGTTGTACTTGGAAGCAGTAGCTTTATACCATTTATGCAGTTACCATCTTGGTCACGAAGATCAATTATTGAAGACCTTTTAGATATTAATATATTTTCGAAAATGAATGCTTTGCTTAAAGAACGTAATGCAAAGATTAAAGATGAGCTGACAGATATTAATCATCAAATTGATATTGTTAAAACAAAGCTTGACTCTCAAACTAAATATATTAAAGATTTGCAAGGTCTAAATGAAGATCAAATTGAAAAGAAAAGAGATAGTATTGATGTTCATAAACTAGAAATCAAAAAGCTATTTGAAGAAAGTAAAGCTCTTGGAAAAAATCTTCAAGCATCAATTTCTTCTACAGAAAAAGAATCAAATAGTCTTATAAAGAAGTCATCTCAACTTGATTCCTACGATATGCAATTTAATAATAAGATAAAAGATTTAGTATCTGAATCTCGATTCTTTGAAGAAAATGATAATTGTCCAACATGCGATCAAACAATTGGCCAAGAAATTAAAGATGTAAAGATATCGCAAATCAAAGATAAAGCTCAAGAAATTCAAAAAGCTAAAGAAGACTTAAGTAAGAATGTAAATGAAGTTAAAGCTGAACAAGCTCAACTCGCAGATCAGCTGAATAAGTTGAGGCAAAAGCAACAAAAGATTAATAGTAATAATGATTCAATTACTCTTTTACAAAAAGAAGTTGATAGAATACAAAAAGAAATTAATAATCTTCAAGGACAATCTGGCGATGTTTCAAAAGCAAAAAAAGAACTTAGTCAATTGAGAAAGAAAAAAGAATCACAAACTGAAAAGAAATTAAGTTATGTTGAAGAACGAACTTACAATGAAGTTATAGGAGAAATGCTTAAAGACACTGGTATCAAAACTAAAGTTATTAAGCAATATTTACCAGTGATGAATAGATTAATCAATCAATATTTGCAGGTACTTGACTTTTTTGTATCGTTCCATTTAGATGAAAACTTTAATGAAACAATAAGGTCAAGACATCGTGATTCATTTAACTATGCTTCTTTTTCAGAAGGAGAGAAACAAAGGATCGACTTATCTTTACTCTTTACATGGCGTCAAATAGCTAAAATGAAAAACAGTGCAGCATCAAACTTGCTAATACTTGACGAAACATTTGATTCAAGTCTAGACTTTGAAGGCGTAGATAATCTTACTAAGATTCTAGATACTCTTGATGATGGAAGTAACGTATTCATCATATCCCATAAAGGCGATGTCCTTGAGAATAAATTCAGATCTAAAATTGAATTCTTTAAGGATAGAAATTTTTCAAAAATAGCTTAAATTGTAATAATTCTGTAACAATTGTATGGTATAATATACCTTTCTGCTCGTAGCTCAACTGGATAGAGCAACAGCCTTCTAAGCTGTAGGTTGCAGGTTCGAGTCCTGCCGAGCAGGCCACTAAATTAACAAAGAGGAAAAAATGAATAAACCAGCATTAGACAAACCGTATATTACATTAACTTGTAATCCATACG